GCGGGACCGCCATAGGTGGTGAAGGTGTCCATCGTGCCCAAGGGGAAGGCGATGCCCTCGTTCGCCGGGACCAGCCGTTCGGTGGCCTTGGTCGAGAGGGTGACGGTGCCAGAGTATTCCTCGAACAGGATGCCGCCGAAGGGGAAGTTGCGGCGGACGTCCTCGCGCAGGGGCTGCGCGCCGGTCGATGCGTAGAACTTGTAGGCCTCTTCCGTCTTCGGATGCGCGATGAGCTTGTCGAAGAACTCGCGACTGACGAGGGCATGGACCGAGGTCATCGCCTCGCCGAGGAGATTGTCTTCGATGGCGCGCAGCACCTCGCGGACCTTTCCCTGCACGTTCGTGCCAGCCGTGCCGAGAACGAAGTCGACCGAGATTTGCGCGAGGCCGAATTCCGTGAAGTAGTTGTATAGCGTCGTACCCGCGCCATCCTTCACGATGCCGCGCAGCGCGTTCATCTCCATGTATTCCCGCGTCTGCGCATGCTTCCGGCGCATCAGCAGGAGCTTGCGGTTCATCACCTCGACGAGGGGATCGGCCGCATCGAACGCGCCGCCCAGCGCGGGGGCGCCTTGGATGTCGGCAGGCAGAACCACATCGTCATGCGGGATCCACGGCAGGGCGAAGCTGCGCATGGACCGGCCTTCCCGGGTGCCGACCGTGGCGGGGCCGCCGAGGGGGACGGAGGGCAAGAGGCTCAGGACGCCTTCGTATTGCTCGATGATGACCGAGCGCTGGCTGACCCCTTCGAAGCGGAAGAGGCCGATCTGGGCGAGGCGGGTGTAGAGGTTGGGCAGGATGTTGATGGCCTGGGTCATCTCGGCCAGCGAATAGCCGCCAGCGTCGAAGGGATTGCGGACGAGGGTCATGGGGGATGCTCCGGGGGAATGAGGGGGATCAGACGCCGTCGCGGGCGACGATGCCTGCGGCGGCCAGCTGGCCGATCTTGGTGGTGATCTTTGCCCCGTCATCGACGGTGGCGTCGTAGGCCAGGCCTGCGCGAGAGACGATGGCCGGGCCACGGGCGACGACGATGCCCACGGCATCGGCGAGTGTCGCATCGACGGCATAGAGCAGGACGGCCGTGGCGGTCTGCGCGCCGTCGGTGCCGCCGCTGGTCGCGAGCTTGTATTTGCCACTGGCGGTGATGCGGCCGAGGACGGCGCCGACGGGGTAGGGCAGGCCCGCGAGCAGCGTCACCACCTCGCGGGTGTAGTTCGGGTTGACCTCGTATTTGAGGACGTCGCCCATGCTGGGCGGTTCCGTCAGGACGGGCATGGTTCAGACTCCGGGATGTTGGGGGATGGGGGCGCCCGATCTGGGCGGTGCGCGTCAGCGCGAGGCGGCGGCCGATTTCTTGGCGGCCGCCACGATGGGGCTTTCTTTGGCACCCGCGGCCGGGGCGGTGGCGATGATGCCCGCGGCATCGCTGCGCGCTGCGAGATCGGCGAGGATCTTGGCGCGCAGCGCTTCGGGCTTCACGCCCTTGGCCACGGCTTCGGCGGCGTCGATCTGGACGCCAAGGCGCGCGGCTTGCGCGCAGACCTGTGCGACCTCGGCCGCCTCGGCGCGGATCGCCTCAGACGACATCGCGGCCGCCGCCGTCTGCGACGGTGCGATTGCCGCGGGCGGGGCCGGTTCCGGCGGGGTGCTGGCAGCAGGCGCGGCCGAAGGCTGCGCATGGTCTTCGGGGGCAGTGGTCATCATCGGGCCCTTTCCTCTGGGGGTGGTTGTGCCGCGGGGTGCGGCGGCGAAAGCGCGGAAGGCGGTGACCGGATCGGCCACCTCGTCGGCAAGACCGGCGAAGACCGCCGCCTCACCTCGGAACACGGCGGCTTCGGTGCCCAGCGCTTGCAGGGTGTCGAGGCGACGGCCGCGCCCTTCGGCGACAGTTTCGGCGAAGAGCTGGCGCAGATATTCCAACTCGCCCGCGATCCGGGCGCGGACGGCCTCGGGCAGGGGCTGGTAAGGGTTCGCATCGACCTTGCGCGCGCCCGCATGGATCAACGTGACGGCGATCCCCTTCTGGTCGAGCGCCCCGCTCATGTCGCTGTGCATGGCGACGACACCGATGCTGCCGACAGCCCCGGTGCGGGGCAGGATGATCCGGTCGGCCTGGGAGGCCAGCGCATAGGCGGCCGAGAGGGCGTGATCGGCGACGAAGGCATGGACTGGCTTCCGCGTCCGGGCGGCCCGGATTCGGTCGGCGAGGTCAAAGGCCCCGGCGACCTCGCCGCCGAAGCTGTCGATGTCGAGGGCGATGCCGCGGATCGCCGGATCGGCGACGGCCGCCTGCAGCTGGGCCGCGATCCCCTCGTAGGAGGTCAGCCCGGAGGACTGCCCGATCCACGCCCCGCGATGCACCAGCGTGCCCGCGATCTCGATGACCGCGATCCCGTCGACGACTGCGAAGGGCTGGCTGCCGTTCCGTGCCTGGCGGTTGGTCAGGTCATTGCCAAAGAGCGAGGCGCGGGCGGGCAGGGTGGCTGCATGCTGATCATCGGCCATTATCTCCAGCCCCTCGACGCTGATTTCTCTGCCGGTGATCCGCGGGCCAAGCCCGGTCAGGAAGGCCAGCGCCTTGGCGGGATCGACCATCAGGGGCGTGTTGAACACGCGCTGGGCGATCTGGGTGTGGTGCATCATCCCTCCTCGGCGCGCCGGGGTTCCCGGTCCTCGCCATCCTCTGCGGCATCAGGATATTCCGGTTCTTCGGTTGGGTCTTTTTGCGCGCCGGGCGTCCCAGCCGCCTGCGCGGGTGACCCCGGCCGCCGGAAGTCCAGACCCAGCTCCGCCTCGCGTTTGCGCTCCGCAGCAATCTGCCGGTCGACTTGTTCGGCGTCGTAGCCGCGTTCGGCGATAGCCTGCGTCCGGGATTTCAGCCCAGCTTCGATCTGCAAGATTTCGGCCGCGGCATCTTTCGCTGGGTCGATCCAGTCCCATTTCGTGGGAAGCCAGTCGCAAGCGAGGTACTGCCGCCGCTCCGTTGCATAGCCGGGCAGGTCGATGACGCCCGCCAGCACCGCCATGTCCATCCAGCGCGCCCAGACCGCCCGGCAGAGCTGGTAGACCATCACCGAATGCTGGAAGGCCGAAATGCGGCGGCGGAAATCTACCAAGGCAATTCGGGTGTTCGAGAAGTTCCCCTTGGCGGTGTCGCCGGTCAGGTAGCCATAGGGCACGCCCAGCGCCGCGCCGATCTGCAGGAGCGTGCGGTACTAGAAGGGTTCATAGGTCGACCCCGAGTCCGGGGTGGACGGTGTGGTGACGTCTTCGCCGGGATCCAGCCGCACCACCTGGCCCGGTTCGACCTCGAGATCGTCCTCGGCCGGGTCGAGGGCGGTTTCCGGGGCGGGCGACGTGATGAACATCGCAAACATCGCCGCGGTTTTCTTCCGCTCGAGTTCCGCATCGTCGTAAAGGTCCAGCGTGAAGAGCTTCACCACGGCCGCTGCAAACCGAGACACACCGCGTAGCTGGCCCGCCTCGACCGGGTCGAGGATGTGGATCACCTCGGACGCGGGTACGCGCACCGTCTCGCCCGCCAGCCCCGGATCGGTCATGTCGCCCGGATGGCGGCGCAGGAAGTGGTAGGCCACGCGCCGCCCGATCCCGTCGAACTCGATGCCCTGCCGGATCGATCCCGCGCCGGGCAGCACGCGGGTCATGTCCTGGGGCAGCATTTCCGATGGCAGCATCTGCAGCTGCATGGGCACGGTCAGACCATCTTCGGGACGCCGGGTCCGGATGCGCAGGAAGACCTCGCCCGCCAGAAACACCTCGCGCGCGGCGCGCCGCTGCAGGCCGAGGAAGTCGGTCAGACCCTCGGCGTCGGCCTCGTCCGTCCAGGCGAGCCAGAGCTTGTGCAATTCCTCTTTCTTTGCGGCATCAGCGACCTTCGACGACGGCTTGATACCGTCGCCAACGACGTGGTTGGCGAAGGCATCGACGGCGTTCGCGGCGTAGCCGTTGTTCCGAACCAGCCAGCGCGCCCGGGCGGTGATCGTCTCGCCCGAGGCCGAGATCAGGGTGTTCACATGCGCGCGGGTGGCACGGAAGCCGCGCATGCGGCGGTGCGACTGCGCGGCGTCGAACCCACCGATGATGGACCCGAGGCGTGCGCGGAAGGCGTCAAGGACCATCGGTCACAGACCCTTCGTGGCCACGGTGCCCCAGCGGTGGCGACGCGGGGTGGCCGAGGCGGTAGCAATCCGGCCTTCCAGATCCCGGATCGCGGCAGCCAGTTCGGCGTCCGAGCCATAAGT